TGATCGCAAGGATAATACGCTAGGTTACATAAGGGGTAATTGCGTTCCAGCTTGTCACCGATGCAATACAATTAAGAACAATGTTGTTAGTTATGATGACATGTTATTTATAGCAGAACATTTAGGTTGGCGACTATGACGTTTAAACCTCAAATATTCCAGAATTTCATGCAGAATGAGTTCACTATCATTGATAAAGATCGCAATGAAGTACCATTTATACTTAACAAGGCACAAGATCATTTCTTACATAATTTAGGTGCGCTCAACAACGTTTTAAAAAACCGCAAGCAAGGCATCTCATCAGTGTCATTAGGCATAGCAGTCACCAAGTTTCTTATGGGGCAGAACGAGCGTTGTGTATCGGTATCATTTATAGATAGTTCGGCTCATCAACAGTTGCAACGAGCTAAACACTTCCTAGAGAGCTATCAGAGACTTAATGGAGTGCGTATGCCACTCAAGTACGATAATAAGAGTGAGTGGGTCTATGCCCCGACAGACGAGCAAGGGAATGTACTTTACACTAACACCCTACGAGTTGGTAGCGCAAAGAGCAAATCCTTTGGGCGTGGTGATGATATAACGTTTCTACATATTACTGAGGCAGCCTTTGCTGGAGATCTTGAGGCACTAAAGTCTGGAATTGGTGAAGCTGTTACACATGATTCGATTACTATTTTAGAGACTACAGCTAACGGGTATGACCAGTTTAAACAACACTGGGATGCTACAGAAGCAGGGCAAACAACATATAAGAATTTCTTTTATGATCCGTTTTGGACTTATACTAAAGAGTTCGTAGAAGAAAAACGAAACAATCTTGGACGTCTAGGAGCGCAAGAATACCCGTACACAGCTAAGGAAGCATTCTTGACCAGTGGATATCCATATTTTGAACATAAACCAATGATGGAGTATGAAGAACAAACGTCTGGCAATAAACCTATTAAATCTATATTGAATAAAGATATGTTCATGCAACATAGAGAATTCAATAAACAAGAGTTCATTATGGCGTTCCTCGATACGGCGGGTGAAGGATCAGACTTTAATTCAGCACAATTTCTGAGCCGTGATTTTTTGGATATACCCTTAAATCTACGCTATGAAGGATCAGTTATTGATGTAACTCCTCAAATGAAAATAGCTCTTGAATGGATATATGACCAGACTGGAGTGAAGCCAGTAGTATCATACGAGACTAATAACGGCGGCGGGTATGAGCTTGAACGCCTTGAACGACTCAACACTAATCAGAAATACATTGTGTATAAACAATACCAGCTCGATCCCACAACACGTAAACTTATAAAGACAGACAAGTTGGGATGGAATACTAATAGCTCAACACGACCAGTAATGTTATCCGGGGTAGAAGAACTAGTCAATAATCAATTGGTCAAAATATATGATCCGGCAACAGTCGCTCAAATGTTCTCATTTGTAAAGCATAAAACATCATCTGGCTGGAGAGCTGAAGCTGAAACTGGGTCACATGACGATGATATTATGTCACTTGCAGGGGTATGGCAAATGTACCAAACAGAGAAACCGATGAATAACTTTCAACATCAGAAACATAAACGACCCGAAAGGCTTAAACTACATATATGATCGAGTACGGCAAAGAAATAACAACTAAGAGTTTCTTCGATGGTGAACTATCCGCCACTAAATTAGAGTATGAGCAAACACTATTATCCGATAAGAACTTACTATTAAAAGATCTTATAGAAGCTATAACACCATTAAGCAAAGGGGAGACAACTAAGATGACTATAGAGTTAAGGGTTGACCAGAAGAATGTCTATCACTTAAAGAAAAGGTGGAGTCTATGAAATGTACCATTGGTTCAGACATACTAGATATCACCGCATATCCTGGTAAAGAGATGCGCTTAACCACTAGAATAGAAGGAGAGTGCTATCAAAGGCATCTAAATAACACCTTACCTTATAAAATACAGATGACAATTGAACAGTACGACATACTCAAAAATAGAGTAGAATTTGGTGAAAAAGGTGAGAGTAGATATTACAAGCCTGAAGAGCGTATCTATTGTAGTAAATACAATGCGATGGAAACCATAATCAAGAAATAGAACTCTAACTATTGCGAGTTACACGTTATCAACTGTTTACACGTATATCATTATCTGCTATATTTACAACATAAGGACACTGCCACTGAGTAAGATCCACTAGGACTTTACTAATGGCATTTATTCAACAAGAAGATCTAAAAGCACTGTATAATGAGAGCAAGAAAGATGCTCAAATTTGGCGTGAAGATTATCCAGCTTACGAACGGCTAGCAGATAATGATTTAATGCCAGGACTTGATCCTAATTTACCAGAGGTAAACGATGGTAGTTTAGCGGCTGCTCTATACAAACACCCTAAGCGAATCGTATCTAATACCCTATCCGGAACAGCCAAGGCGATAGATCGTGATGAGGCCTGGGTCAGCGAGTTAGCCAATCTGGTATGGACAAAAGACATCGTACCTTATGCTAATACTCAAGCCCCATTCCTTAGAAAGTGGAAAGATGCAGTCCGTAAAGCTGATATATATGGTTCAGTCCCACTTATCACTTTGTTTGTTGAGACTGAGGGTAAACGACACGCCGACTTTATTGTAGGACAGCCTCAAGACGTTACTATGGAATCAGGTAAGGTATCAGACTACGACTCTGACATTCTATTCTGGGATATTTACTACACCAAGTTACAACTCCAAAACATCATTGAACAGGCCAAAGAAGAAAACGCAGAGAAAGAGATAGACGAGTCGTATAATAAGTGGAATATACCTGCCCTACAAGACATACTCGATGGAAACGGCACTGAGTCGCGTTCTAGCCTAGACACGCCTAACCAGACTAACGAAAAAGGTGGTACACGCCCTAAAGGCTATCACTTCACTATTGCTGTGCAAAAAGGAAAAGATGCCCCATTTTATATGTATCACCCATCATCTGAAAAGACAGTACGTGAATGGTCTAACCCTGATCCAACAGGTGATATGGGTATTCATTTCTTGTATTGTTACCAAGACTTCATCAACCCTTATGGTACTGGAATTGTTAAGTTAGCCGGTGGTACTCAGAATGTCTTAGATTATATGCGCCAAGCTGACGTACTAGCCACTCAGTTAGGCTTGCGACCACCAATTGATGTGGCTGGAAATACAGATAACACAGAGATTGAATCTATTGTTTACGAGCAAGATGCTCTATGGTTCACTGGTGATGCTAAGGTAACACGCCAAGAACTAGCCGATGGTATATACACACAGCTGCCTAACCGTATTCAAATGTATAAGACATCACTCAACCAGTTAATACCTACTGGGGATACAAGTGCTACTGCTGCCTCGAGTGGCGATCCAACACAATCTAAGACACCTGCTGGTGTTAAATTGGTAGCTGCTAATCTGTCAATAGATGATGAGGACTTCAAAGATAACCTATACATGACATATGAAGCTGTGGCTAAGTCTATGCTTAACATCCACTTCGCTAACATGGAGGGTGAAGACTTACTTAAACTATCTGATGATGAACGACAGATACTAATTAAAGCTGGTCTGCCATTTCCTAAGAACGAAGATGGAGAAATGAGCAATCAACTAGATATTCAATGGGACGATGTACGAGCGCAGTTTGACTTTACTATTGATCCAGAAGTTGATGAAGAGAATGATCGAAAGACTAAACTAGATGGGCTAATGAGAGTTGCCGAACTTGTAGCATCAGACCCTAATATGGCTTCTAAACTAGCCCAGAGTGGTAAAAAATTAAACGAGGGAGAATTGTTTAGCGAGATTATCAGTCTGACATCAGATAATGACAAAATCATTGTTGATATTAGCCCAGAAGAAGAAATGGCACAACAACAGGGAATTGATCCTCAAACTGGTCAACCTATACAACAAATGACCGATCCTACTGCCCCACAAGCGCCTCAAATGCAACAAGACGGTTCTCAACCTACCCCAGAGGAGATGCAAGCAAATGTCGAGACACTCATGCAGCAATATGGTATAGACGAGAACACTGCCCTAACAGCTCTAGCAGCTGAACACGCTGGCCTACCTATCGATCAGATAATAAATAAGATACAGCAAATGGAAGGACAAACTAATGCCTAGAAACGATGCAATGTTATATAGCGGGGCATCAAGTGCTAGTTTTGCTGAACCTAAACCTGATATACGATCAGATATTAAACGCGCAAAGTCAGAAGACAAAAAGGCTCTTTCACCTGCTAGTGAAATAATAATGGCTGAACTCCAAAAAGAGATTAATAAACTTGCTGTCCGCGACCATGCAATTGTTAAATCACTAATAGCAAGTGGCATACCTAATGCACTTGAAATAGATGAATTATCAAATGCTATGGCTTCGGATAAACTAATAGCTATTAAAAACCGTATTGCAAGTATATTGAGGGCTAAGTAATGGACGAAGAAGTAGAGACTATAGAGGACGTGCAAGAGTTCGATATGGATAGTTTCCCTAAAGATACTAAACATAACTTCATCAAAAGAGGCTGTGTAATATCGTGTGAAGGAGCTGGACACCCCAACCACAGGCATTTTATTAAGAGTGATAGTACAGACCTTACGAGCAATTCGTAAGGCTTGTAGTGTCCCCCTTTGACACTCGCTCGCATCGTACTGCTGAAATGGCTGACAGGGATTCGCCAACCCAATAAATAGGAGAAATATATGGAAGACGACAAGTCAACCACCGACCCAGAGTTAGATACTAACCTAGAAGATCAAGATGTTGAGCTAGAAGACATCGAAGTATCGGAAGAGGATATAAAAGATATCGAAAAAGATGAAGACGGTGAGTCCGAGTCTGAAGTAGAATCTGACGTAGAAAAACCAGAGGTTGAGAAAGATGAATCTGAGGAATCAACTGAATCGCAAGACGAAGAAGAATCCGAAGAGGTCGAGTTGACCGAGGCAGAGAAACAGAAAACCCATAATAAAGAGATGGCTGAGAAACGAATAGCCGAAAAGCAACAACGTGAAGCTGTTATAAGGCAACAACAGTCCAACTATATAGAAGGAACTGAAGACCCACTAGAATCAGCCACGAGACAGAACCAAGTCGAAATCTATAATTTCAAAGTTGAGAACCTTACCAATAAACTGACAAATAGTTACGAAAGAGCCATTAAGGACTTCGACGTTCTAAGCAACCAGTCCCCGGAAGTAAAAGCAATAGTCGATGAAGCTATTGATACATTCCAAGCGTTATATGTACCAGTTGATGCGTATGGTAACCCAAAAGAAATTAAAGCCGACTTTTACCAATATTTACAAAATAAAGCAGAATCTATCCAAAAGCTTACAGGTATAAAGTCTCAAAAGCAGACTGAGGCAAAAACAAAAGAGAAATCTAAGGTATTTACCCCACCTGCCAAGACACCTAAGACCCCAAAGAGTGATCCTTACCTGGACGCATTCAATGAAGAAGCAAGCCGCTGGTAGATAGAAAAGGAACAATAAGATGGCAATTAACCTTGCATCAAAATTTGAGAAAGCAACATCAGAGTTGCTAAAAGCTCGTGCAAAGACTAGCGCAATCGTTAATACCGATTGGAGCTGGGACGGTGTAAACGCAATTAACGTATATACACTGACTGATCCAACAATGGGCAACTATACACCAAACGGTGCAAACCGATACGGTAACCCAACAGAAGTACAAGATACTAAACAGACATTCACACTGTCTCGTGACCGTTCTTGGACTAACACAATTGATATGAGTAACTACCAAGATACTATGGAAATCCGTAAACCAGCTAAATTCTTGGCGCAGGCTACAAAGAATGTCCTAGTACCTGAAATTGACACATACCGATTAGCTGCTTTAAATACAGCTGGTGCAGTATATAACCGCGATGACATTGTTGCTGATGCAGCTACAACTGCTTCTAACGCCTATACTAACTTCTTAGCTATCAATGCTGATATTACAGACAACGAAGCTCCTGAAGATGGTCGTGTTGCAGTTATGGCCGCTGCTTACTACAACTTCCTTAAACAAGGTGGTTTTGTACTAGATAGCGATCGTGGTCAAGATAAATTAAGCTCAGGATCACTTGGAATGGTAGACGGCGTTAGCGTTGTTATCTGCCCATCAGGTCGTATGCCAGCTAACTGTGATTTAATTATTACCCACCCATCAGTCATGTGCGCGCCAGAAAAGTTGAAAGACTATATGGTTCACAAAAATGCTCCTGGTATCAATGGTTACCTAATCGAATTCCGCATTAGATACGATGCATTCATTGACGTTAATAGAATAAATTGCGTAGGTATTCACAAAACAGCGTAGTAATAGTTAATAATTAATAAATAAAGAAAGAATAATTTTATGGCGACAAAATCAGCATGGTTACAAGAAGTTGAAGAGGATGCAACACGCATTACTAAACGACGTATCCAAGACTTTAAAGAAGAGCAAGAAATTAGAAAAGAAAAAGCCGCTAAGGAACTTGGTAAAAAAGTAACCGCTGAGGTTGCTATAGATAAGGAGAAATAACAATGGCTATTGATTCAACAGGTATAAATCTACCTAACTTTGGATACCGAACATTTGAAACAATCTCAGCTGCAACATTGACGACTGACATCAACGACAGTGGTAAAGTATTAAACTTCACAGCAGCTTCCGTTACAGTTACTCTACACGCAGTAGCAGCAGGTGAAACATTGACTCTACGAGTTGGTGCAAACCCACAAGCATTAACAATCGATCCAAACGGTGCTGATAAAATTCAAGGTCTTGACCTTGCAGGTGCAGATGGAAAATACATTTTGTTTACTAACCAACCTATTGGCAGTTATGTCACCTTAGTTGGTGGTAATGCTGATGGCTGGATTGTATCTGCTATAAGTGGTGCAGTAACAGCTGAATAATATTAAAAATTGAAATCTACCTATAATATCACTGACTTTGTAGCTTTAAGCAAGCCAGAACAAAGCGATAACATAGGTCATTCATAACCAAAGATAGTAAAAAAGGAGGCTTAAAATGCCAAAATTCGTAAGACAAGGTGATAACACCTTAATCGGAAACAACACATTTACAGGAACAAACACATTTACAGGTTCATCGGTTCTAGCTGCTACAACAGCAACAACTCTGACAACTAGTGGGCTAACAAAGACAACTAACCCAGTAATTCAATCAACAGTTACAACTATTGATGCACAGAACGGTACGCCTAGCGCAGCAGAATTGCTTGGTGGTGTTATATTACATAACTCAAAAACTGGTGCTGGTACAGTTACTACTCCAACGGGAACGCAACTATCAACGGCCATTTCTGGAGTTGCTGTAGGAAGTATGTTTAAAACTCTATATCACAACTATGGAAACCAAACAGCCACTATTACAGCTGGTGCGAGTGGTATTACACTAGTTGGTGGTACAGCAGCGGTTACTACTGGTAAACATAGCGAATTAACTTTCCTATGCACAGCAGCTAACACATGGTCAGTATACCTAACGACATTGTTCTAGGAGTATTATGAATATATTTACACCAGTATTATTAGCAGCAGACGGTCTTGTAAAGACTGGTAGTGGTGTTGTCCACACTCTGACATTTTCATGCAACGATGCAGCTCCAACAGCTGGTTCAATAATTGTATTTGACAGTGTCACAGAAGCAAACACACAGATATTTAATCATACGTTTACAACCACACCATTTGCACCATTTAGCGTATTGCTGGATGCTGCATTTATTAACGGTTTATACGTAGGGTTTACCACTACTGCCGATGTCAATGTAACAGTAACATATAGGTAACAAATGATGGGGTAGCCAATAGGGGCTATCCCATCTATAATGGAGGCTAATATGAGCAAAGGGTTTGATAAACGAAAAGAAATTAAAAAGCCAAAGAAAGCTAGGGAATAAATGGACTCATCTAATCTCAAAGCAATTAACGATTCAATAATCGACAAAAATTTATCTATAAAACGACACAACGAGTTATTGAACTCGTCGGTCAACACATCTAACACTATTTTGTCGGTTACTGAGACGTTAATCAAATACCTTAACGGACATATATCTAAGGTAGAATTAACTAACCAGTTGAGCAGTGTCCGCACCCCAGACACTTTTAAGGTGGTCGATGCTGTTAATTCACTCCATGAAACATTAAAAACTCACAAGAATACTGATCTATCCGAGATAACGACTGTGATGCAGTCTATTTTAGATGAGACGAAACTTATACCTAAAGAATTGCCTGAACAAAAAGAAATTACGATGACGGATTATTCCGATCAATTATCTAATCTGACTAAGGCTATCAATGCTGTAGAACAAGTTGTTAAAGAACAAAAGTTAATAGCCGAAGCTCCGATAGTCAATTTACCTGAGACGGTCGTAAATGTAGAAGCACCTGATTTAAAGCCATTACAGGCATCATTAAAAGACGTTGTAACAGCCGTTAAGAAGATAATCATACCTGAGTACAAAACTGATAATAAATCCGTAGAAACGCTTGTAAAGAAGTCTAATGAACTATTAAAGAAGTTATTGGATAAGCCTGTTAGTTCAGGTGGCGGCGGTGGCGGTGGTATTGTATCGTATGTTGGTAGCAACGGCATACCATTACCTGTTACATTGAATACAGATGGTTCGATACCAGTTAAAGACACGCTAGTCAGTACCACTATTCAAAACCAAACTAACACTTCAAGCGAGGAATCAATTTTACTCAGAAGAATAGTTAAACTACTAGAGAGCAATGCTGTAGTAGATATTCAGAATAGGCAAAAAATTACACTTGATACAATCACAACTAACTCTGGTGGTACAGGGTTAAATATTACTGGTTTATCATCTGGTGCTGGTGTTCCATCACCCAATGCTCCTACGGCTAATGCCCCAATACAACAAACTGGTTCATCAAACTGGCAACCTGTATGGATCGGTCCTGTTGACCAACGATTTCAGATAATGGATGCAGCACGATTGACGTACGCTAATTCAATAAGAAATAATTTAACTTTTAGTTAAGGGAGTATAATAATATTATGACGGTTACTAACAATTTGAAGCCTCAGGTAGATTTACCTTGCTGGGAATGGTGTCGTTTTGCACCAACATCGACAACTGCTATTTCTTCTTTAACTACAGGTAATTCACTAGGTAATCGTTTCCTATATTATCAAGTTAGTTCTGCGTTATATCGTTATGATACAGTAACTGATTCTTGGTTGCGTATGACTTCTACGGCTGGTTTTAACACCCCTACTATAATGAATAGTAATGTCCTCACTAACTCGATAGGCCATCCAGGCCAAGCGATTGGTGCTGGAACTGGTAATAATACGATGCAGCTTGCTGGCCTTTCAGGCGACACAATGGTTGGTTATAAAATAAGAATCATTGATGGTGCTGGTATGGGTCAAGAACGAACTATAACTAGTGTATCTGCCCCTACGATACATGAGCGAGGAACTGTAACTACCGCTGGTACTGGTTCTATAATTGATGCTAACACTGGTGATGGTCTAAAACAGTGGAAAATAAACCAATGGAAAAACTACCAACTAAGGTGTACATTCGGTACAGGTAGAACACAATTAAGACCTATTCTTTATAACACAATAAACTCAGCTGTCTGGTCAGACTCC